ACTTCCACCCCCACCTCCCCCAGAAGATGTAATTGATGAAAATACGGAATTATTTCCAGATCCCCCAGTGCCACCCGTTGTAACAGCCCCAGCGCCACCAGCGCCTACGGTTACTGTATATGCAACACCAAAAGTAATGTTTTGAGTTGTGCTTGTGCGATAACCACCAGCACCACCACCTCCTGCGCCAGTATTATCTCCCCCGTCACCACCACCACCTCCACCAGCCACCACTAGCAAATCGCTAATAGGTGCGCCAGCAAGGAAAGTAACAGTCTCGCTAGTCGTAGATGTAGCCGTTACCGAATAGACGTTGTAACCCGCAACAGATGTGCTGAGTGTGAATGTGACACCGCTAGAGAATGAGGCATAGTGTGTCGATGGGATTTTGATGATGACAATACCGGAGCCGCCTGAACCTGAAGTTTGGCTAGGAAACGGACTTCCTGAAGTTCCAGCACCTCCACCTCCACCACCTGTGTTAGCGGTTCCGTTTTGTGCGGCAGTTCCAGCATTTGCTTGACCGTTACCACCCCCACCAGAACCGCCTGTTCCAGCGGTTCCCCCGCCAAGACCAACACCACCTCCACCACCGCCTGCTCTTGTTACGCTGGAGCCAGTGATACTAGATGCGGTTCCAGCACCTCCGTTTCCACCAGCCGTGGTAGTTCCAGCAGAACCTACTGCCCCTGCGCCACCGCCACCAGAGCATCCATAGTACGGCGTGGAAGGCACTGGCCCTGATGCAGTTCCTCCATCATTACCCTGCCCAGAAGTTGCTGTTCCACCAACGCCAACACTAGCACCGCCACCGCCGCCAGAACCACCGTTGCCACCTGCTCCGCTAGAACCGCCACCTCGGCCTCCACCACCGCCACCATCAGAAGTGATGGTGTTAAATACCGAGTTTGAACCAGCATTTCCTTGGCTCGCACCCGCATCACTTTTTGATGCTCCACCAGCACCAACGGTTACGGTGTAAGCAGTTCCAATCGCTAATGCCTGAGATGTAAGTTCCCTATACCCACCAGCACCACCGCCAGACCCAGTTCCACCTTGGTTTCCAGCCGCAGCACCCCCACCACCACCCGCTACAACAAGGAAGTCAGCAAGGATAGTCGGCGCACCCTGCCCAGCAAGAAGAATCTGGAATATGCCCGTCATTTAGGACACATTCCCTGTGATGACGCAGACGTTAGCATTTGCAAATAAGACCGTAGCCACCCCACGGGTAGCCAAAGAAACCGTAGCCTTATCACTGTCAGTACCCGCAATATAAGCCGTTGTGATCGCACAGTTAACAGTTACGGCAGCGTTAGTATTGTTAAATAGAGATATGGCATCGCCTTCAGAGAAGGTGCCATCAGGAATGGTAATAGAACCACCGCTGCCAATTTGTACGTACTCACCAATATCACCAACAGCAAGCGTGTAAGAGCCTGTCTTAGTGCCTACTGGCGGTATGTTTCTGTATCCAATACGGTAGCCTGATCCACCCTCTGTAAACGATATGGCATTGGCACCTGAGTTGTAGATTCCAGTATCAGTGTCATCTGTAAAGCGCAAAGAAGGCGCAGCAGCGTTCCCGTTAGCCAAAGAAGCAATGGTTACGGTCACATTGCCACTGGAAATGTTGGCACCAGCAATGTTTGCAGCCGTAATACCAGTCAAAGTGCCGCCAGTGATGACTACGTTGCCTGATTGCAGGTTGGTCACATTAGCCGTGGTCAGGTTAGCTTGGGTAGCCGTGACGTTTGTCAGCGTAGCATTACCTGAACTAATGTTTGCACCAGCTATATTTGCAGCGGTAATGCCTGTTAAAGTACCACCAGTAATTAGAACATTAGCAGACTGCATTGTTGCAATGTTTGCAGTCGTTACATTGGCTTGGGTGGCGGTAACATTGGTAAATGTTGCATTGCCAGAACTAATGTTTGCTCCAGCAATGTTGGCTGCTGTGATCCCGGTAAACGTACCGCTTGTGATTGTGACGTTAGAAATCGTCACATTGTCAAAGTTTTCGGTTTGTACCGTGACGTTATCTAGCGTGACGTTGCTGATCGTGCCACCAGTAATCGTGACATTGCTTGACTTTAGATTAGCCAGTGTTTCAGCACCACTGTTAATACCGTTTATAGCATTAGATAGTGTAGAAAAGTTAGTATCTAACTGCGATAGCGGTATAGATGTAGTAGCGCTAGCAAACGTGTTAGGAATAGTTACCGGAAGTGCCATTTAGAACCTCGCTCTCAATTCATGCTCAAGTTGGAAGCCGTTGATCGTGAACGGCGTAGTTGTTCCGTCAAGGGTGATTCCAAGATACTTACCATACATCTTGGCATCGGATTTGTATAGATAGTAGTCGGTACCGCCAGTGACGGTAGAAGAAGTCCAGCCAATAAAGTTACCGTTGCTATTAGTCCACTGCACTACCTGACTAGAATTATTGATCCAATCAATAGAGTTTGCAAAACTAATTGCTGGAGACTGCTGATTTTCTGAATCAATAAACGCTGAAAAGTCTGCAAAGCCAGAACCAAGCGTAGCCTCAATACCAACCTTTAGCGCCTGCTTGTCCCTAATTGGATCGCCCATAGGCCAAAGCGCAGACACTACCTCCCAAGAAATACCACTGGTATCGTCTTGGTAAAACTTGATTAGGTCTTGCCCTGTAGTGCCGTACATGATGATGTTGCCGGACAAAACGGCTGAAGCAGTGCGGGTGATCGTATCGCCTTGGCTTGTAAAGAACCACTTACGGTCAAAAAATATAGCCTGCACCTCTCTTGGCGTGACCGTGCCATTGGTAGGCTCATTGTAAGTAAACGTCCATGCGGCGCACAAAATGTTGTTAAGCAGCACCTGACCACCAGTGATCGGCTTGGTGAAGTCTACGTTTGGAAATATCCCGTCAATGTCATCACTGATCTTGGACGTTGTAGCGCCGACCAGAGCGTAGATACCGTAACGGTTCATAAACAGCATAGATCGAAAATACGGGAAAATGGCGTACTTGAAGTTTGAACCAATAGAAGCCGATACGTTGGTATTGGTAAAGATTGTCTCGCCAGTAGCGCTATTGATCCTAACGTCAGAAAAGACGTTGATCGAGTCTTCACCGTAGATATACAAAAAGTTGTTAGCGGCAATGATTGCCGCAATGTCTGTTCTTAGCGTTGAGTCGGTGAGCGTAATGAAGCCGCTAGATACCGATACAAAGTCATTGTAGGTGTCAGCAGCAGAGTAGTACACCGTGCGACCATCAGCAATCCAAGTACGACCACTGAAAGTGGCAATACCAGTGCCATTTTGACTAAAAAGAGTGCAAGTGACGTTAGCGCCTGACCCGCTGCCTCCATCTGTGATCGTGACCGTAGGTGCAGATGTGTACCCTGTACCTGCTTCCGTGATAATGATTTGAGAAACTGCATTTCCGACTAACACCACCTCTCCGGTAGCCGTTACCCCGCCAGTTTCCCCCGGCGTTCCAAAAGTAACCGTAGGAGCCGAGTAATTGCTACCACCGTTATTAACAGTAACCGTACCTATAGAACCAATACTAACTAAATTTGTTCCGTCCCAAGTTTTATAACCGTTGGCTGGATCAATAATTAGGATTCGGTCATTCTTCCACTGCACAATCTGTACGTTGGCATTGGAAAAGGTATTGGCAGCAGCCAAGTTGCCCTGCGTATTTGTCTCGATGTTGACGTATTGAGCGCTTCCATCTTCCTCAAAAGCAAACATAAACTCAGTATTATTGATGTTTGCTGAGGCCATATACGTAACCGTATTGGCAAATGCGATATTGGCTATATTTTCAGAAGCGTTAACAATCTTGATATTGCCGTAGCCAATAGGCTGAGTGTTCTCTAGCCAAGCAAACTCACCCTCACCAATTGCGGTGCGGTTGTTCTTGACGTTTACACCCTTGAAGTCCTTGCTTACGAAATAAGACTTTTTCTGTTCTACCGCAGCCATTTAGTACCCCGACTGATAAACAGACGGTAGGCGGCGAGTAAATGTGCTATTTAGCGCACCGAGGATTTGCTTCGTGTATTCTTGCTTGAAAAGTTCCGATTCGCCGTAACTTTGCTCTTGGTACTTGGCTTTACTCGCCGCGTAGTACGCAACTGCTTCGTAGTACGGGCTTGGGATGTCTGTGTCGGACTGCGCCCCAGTGACAAGATCCGTTGGAAGAACGACAGTATCCAGTTCGATTTCATAGGCTTGATCCGGTTTCGGCCCTATGTAAATGGTTTTAGCCCCATATATGGAAAACCCTATAGGTCTACCATTGTAATTTTGCCAAAAACGCAATTGAGCATTGAAGTCCGTCCAAGCCATGTAGTACATAGGCCAACGACTATCACCCCAGTAAAGGTTGATATTGAGGATGTCAATTGTGTTATCACCTTGCGTAAGGTCAGAATAGTCGATGGTTTCATCGCCTACAGTTAGAGTGTACGTTTGCAGTACCCTACGGCACCCGGAGTCTTGCACCGTGTGGCCTCTAGCATCATTGATGTAATCAGTTAATTCCGCGTCAGTCCAAAAGTTGCCGTTAACGTCATGCAGCAATCGCCGCGTTTCGGTGATGTATTCGTTTAGTGTTGGCATTTCTTACCATTACTGTAACTGGACTTTTGCCACACCTTTGCTTTCAGGCTTTAACACCTTCGGCATTGGTGCGGCTACTCGTTCCACCACCGGGGCTGACAAGTGGACTTTTTTTGCAGGCTCAGATGAAAATGAAACCGTCTTCATACGCTCAATAGCGCGTGGCAGATCAGTATTCATCTTCATCCAACCAAGCCTTACAAAATATGGCTCTTTATTGTCTTCGCCGTAACCAAGAATGTGTTTTGCAGCATCAAGGGATAACTCCACTTCTTTGCCGTTATCAAACGCATATTCTACGTTTTCAAATCGACCAACGAAAGGAATACCCCTATTTGTTACAAAAACACTCTTGCTCATAGCGTGACAATATCTCCATAAATTGCTACGTCACAGGTAACACCTGAAGCCGCAGCGTTCACGTTGAAATACAAAGCAGAAGCAGTAAATACGTTGGCATTAGCAGCGGCAGATAATGTAAGGTTTACATAAGATGCCGTGCTAGAAGCACCACTGATATTTTGCGTATCAGCAACATCTGTACCGCCTGCTGCCGTAGAGGTGTGAACCCCTACGTTAGCACCAGTAGCAGCGTTGCTGAAGTTGCTCAGGGTGATCTGACGCACAATGTACTTAGTGCCGTCCTGCGTAGAAACTACAGTGTCTCCAGCCGTGCCAAGTGATTGACCCGGAAGGAAACCAAGGCGCTTGTACCCAAAACCATCTGGGTATTCACGGCCTACGGCATTTGCGTCCATAGTGCCTCCTTAAACGTTACCGAAAGTATCGGGAGCAGTAGTTTCGCTTCCAACAACAACGTAAGTGGAGGTTGCCAATTGGTTGCCCAAGTTGGTAATCCGCACGTTGGTGCCATCTGCAATCATAAAGCCGCCAGTGTTGTTTGCTAAAACCGTAGCGAAACCTGTACCAGCAGATGAGTTATTCCCCTGAACAGCCACGTTTGCAACGGGGTAGAAAACATAAGAACCAGCAGCAAGCACAGAAGACG